TATACTACCAGCATTTATATTACTATTATATATTTGTTGGTAATATATTACGTTAGTAGGGTTCTCAATAAAAGATACGTTTACAGAAAAATTACGATTATTAGTATCGGTATTTTTTAACCAAATATTTAATGTTGCACCAAAAGAATATTTACCTGTTTCTTGAATTGTAAATTCATTACCACTATACCCAGCAGGTACCGAATTTTTAATTATGATGTTAAAAGGTACCGTTGATACGGTGAATAAACCGGTGAATGCACTACCACTACTACCAGCAATAAAGTTTCTTGGATCGTTCGAACTTTTAATTGATTGTTTATTTATAGAATAATTTGTGTTATAATTCTTAAAATAGTTATTTATAAACGGACTATTTAAAGCATTACTATAATACATACCACCTACTTTAAGGTATGGTCTAAATAAATCCGAGTCTTGTCTTTCAGCAACAAATTGCTCACCTGAACTAACCGTATAATTATATAAACCCTCAATTGAGTTCTTTGAACTATTCTCAAGGTTTAATTTAATTTGGATATCTTTATCGGGACTTCCAATATATTTTTTATTCGGTAATAATATTTTTTTATTTTCCATTTTAGTTTATTTCGTTATATATAAAATCCCTTAATTTCCAATATTGATTACAAAAGAAATAATAATTTATTGTTTCATTTTCATATGGATTATTTATTTGTGTATGTTCAACTATATTAAACATCTCATCTGTTATTGGATAAAGCATTAAGTCCATTTCTGTTAATTTAGGTGCGTTAAACCCACCACTATTTGTGTCAAAAATATCTTTTCCAGGTCCAACAGGGTAATAAACCGTGTCATATTTAGTGGCTTCAAATGTGGGTAAATACATATTACCAATAATTAAAGGGAATATTCTACCGGTAGGTCTTTTAAAGAAATTAATATTAACATTTTCTAAACGCATACTTTTTCTTTCTTTTAAATCAGGACCGGTTAATAACTGAAAATAAATTAAATCACCTTCTTGTAAATAATAATTTTCATTAAAACTAAAATCCACAAATCTATCATACCGAACACTATCAGTAATGTAACCATCCCAATTAAGACTCATCGGTGACGATTTTAGTGTAACATTGTTACCGTTATTATATTTTATTATATTTAAAATATACTTACATTTAAATGTATATGTATCATTTAAAAAACCCCATTCTTTAAATTCTCTATTAGCATAAACATCACCAATCATCCTAAAACTACCTTTTATGTTATAATTACCACCACTTTTAACTTCAAAAACACTATTTGTGTTACCACCATCATTTGTCCATAAACCAATATCCGGATTAAAATTAGTTGAGTTAAAATCGGGGTTATTATCACTTGGGATAGATGTCGGATTACTAGTATTACCTATTGTTCCATCAGGATATAAACCTGTATCTGTATTCCAATCATGCCAAACACTATTATTTAGATTAGTATCGTCTAATGGTAGTTGTTCTCCAGGTAACGCTAAACCTTTAGTTGTTAAATTAGTGATGAGTTGTGTATCACCCGATAATGGTTTTGTTGAGTAACAATTTGGCATCGGAGCATACCTACCCTTTGTTAATGTATCACTATACGTCCCAGTTAATCCATTATTTTCAACATTTAATGCCGAATAATAACCATACTTTGTCCATTGACTTGCTATTGTATAAATATTACTCCTTCTATTCGTATAATCCCAATTTAACTCAGCACCATTCCTATATTTTGTCCCAACACCTTCTTTTGGATAAGGATAATAATTAGTGTCAATTGGATTATAATACCCATTTGGAAATGGTGATGCTGAATAATATTGAGCATTGTATTTTATATCAAACCTACTAACTGTCGTTATACCAGTTGAGCCATCATAACCTATTTGTTCCACAAAATCAGCGTTATTATTTAAGTTAAATCCTATACCTGATGCTCTTGAATAGGTTTTACCATCACCCATATTAACATTAACATTATTATTAATATATATCATTAAACAATAAGGTGTTCTTGTAAAAATACCTGTTGGATTCTTAGTGAAATCATCATTTGTCTTATACCAATTACCTTCTTCGTCAATATTATACCTATCCCACTTACAAGGTATTGCAGCATAAAATGTCCCATCAGGTGCGACATCAGCCGAAACATCAGGATCAGTTTCATCAAACCCATCCAATAAAAATGCTACTTTACCACCCATATTTTGTTTATCCGTTGCATCACCCATATTATTTATTTTATATGTTGGTGTTGCAGAATTAAAAACAGCGTAATCAGAATAAAATGAACCGATAATATAATTACAGGGTTGATATCTATAATCTAATTTATAGTCATATCTATTTATACCTATTTCACATATATCAAAATCACCAAAAAATGATTTAATTTGAACATCTGTCGATCTTGATATTAAAATACCCGCCGTATTATCAACACCATTACCATCATTAGGTAGTTGTTTTTGTATAACCGATATAGTATCACCGGCTCGGTTTTGTTTATTTGTCCCACCACCTAAACCGGTTGCTGTTACTCCGGTTAAAACCGTTACCACTCTTCCACCTTCACCTAATTGTGTTATATTACCCAAAGAAACTGATTGTCCGGTAGTATTACCTGTAACCGATTCACCACTATTAGCACTTATTGGAGAACCATTTAATCTTTGATCCTTTTTAAAGTTTTTCTTATCTTTATGTCCTGTCGCTAATTGTTGAACTGGTGTTGTACTTAATGAACCAGCATCGGTACTATCAAAATTCATTAATAAACTACCCTTACCTAATGGAATACCTAAAATAGTATAATCACCATTTTGATTGGTTGATGTTACAAATTTAAAATATTTTTTATATACATACTCCAACGCTGAATTAGCCATTACTTCATCCTCACTTGGAAATCCACCAACAGGATAATGATTTTTATTAACCCTATATTTTGGTAATAAAGGGTATTTATTACCCATAATATCATCATATATAGAAGTAATAGTAATATCATTTTTATCAGTATCATCTAATGGTATTACATAACCAACTTTAACATTTTCCATTGGAAAACTATTACTATCAACAATTCTACCCATAATAATACCCCAATCCCCACAAGGGTTAGGATACGCATCCGTTCCATAAATGCTTAAAGTTAAAATATCAAGTGCATCAAAATTTTGTTCAAGATTTACTTTTAAGTATTGATTTTGCTCAGGAAGTATTTTAGTTTTAATTCTATATTTATTCATTTATATAATAAATAAATGATTTTCAAAAATTCTAAAGTAATCTATTTATTTAAATATGGCTAGTATTGGTATATTTTTTCCATTCACAGAGAGTGATACTGAATTTGTTAAACAAACAACAACAACTAATGATGAAATACGTTCATCATTGACACATTTATTATTAACTAATAAAGGTGAAAGATATTATAAACCGGATTTTGGAACAAATCTTAGGAACTTTATCTTTAATCCGAATGATAATACCACCTATGATGCAATGAAAGAAGAAGTAAAAACTGCGGTTACAAAATACTTCCCACAATTACAAATAACTGATATAATAATAAACATAGATCCAAATAACGAAAGAAAAGCCAATCTTGAAATTAAATACATAAATAATGGCTCAATATTTGGAAAACAAGATACAATTAATATTACACTATAATGGCAGAAAGAAAAATATCATACGCGGAACGTGAATTTACAGGTTTAAGAAATGAACTTATTGGTTATGTTCAAACATACTATCCAGATTTAATTACCAACTTTGGTGACGCTGGTTTATTTTCCGTATTGGTAGATATCAACGCAGCGGTTGCAGATAACTTAAACTTCCACATTGATAGAAGTATCCAAGAAACTTATTTACAATTCGCACAACAAACTAATTCAATCTATAACATAGCAAGAACCTATGGATTGAAAATACCTGGTAATAGACCTTCAGTTGCTGTATGTCAATTCAGTATTAATGTTCCTGTTGATGGTGATAAAGAAGATGTGAATTATTTAGGTATCCTTAAAGCAGGTACTAAAATTAGTGGTGGTGGTCAAGTATTTGAGACCTTAACTGATATTGATTTTTCTTCAACGATTAACTCAAATGGTTATCAAAATAGATTAAAATTACCAATATTTGATGCAAATAATCGAGTTGTTTCATATCAAATTATTAAAACTGAGGTTGTTGTTAATGGTGAAACAAGAACACTTAGACAAATTGTAAATACAAATAATGTTAAACCATTCTATCAAATTATTCTACCTGAAAGAAATGTTCTTTCTATTAGTTCAATTGTAGTTCAAGATGGAACAGCAATTACCACAATCCCTGAAGATTCAGTATTTTTTGACAATAATCAAAGATGGTTTGAAGTAGATGCTTTAGCTCAACAAAGCGTTTATATTGAAGATCCTAACCTACCTGTTGTAGATGGAATCAGACAAGGTAAATGGACTAAAACAAATAAAAAGTTTATTACGGAATATACACCAGAAAACTTTATGGTTGTTACTTTTGGTGGTTCTGAAACCGATAACGATGCAATCACACAATTCACATTAAACGAATTTAATATTGATTATAACGAGATTACTAATAACCCTGTTTTAGGTTTAGCACCAAAAGCAAATACAACAATATTTGTTAAATATAGAGTTGGTGGAGGACAACAATCAATCCTTAACCCTAACACCCTTACAAGAATTACATCTTCTAATCTTGTTGTTACAGGTCCAAATTCAACAATTAATACAGCAGTTATCAATTCATTGAGAGCGACAAATGTTACTTCTTCATTAGGTGGAGCAAATCAACCTACAATAGAAGAAGCAAGAAATTATATTGGGTTTAATTTCGCATCACAAGAAAGATGTGTTACTCTTGAGGATTATGAATCACAAATATTTAAAATGCCAGGTAAGTTTGGAGCACCTTCTAAAGTAAGTGTTACTAAAGCAGGTAATAAGATAAATGTAAATATTCTTACTACTGACGTAAATGGTAATTTAACAAGTGATATTAACTCTAATATTGCAAATAATATTTCAACTTACTTATCACAATATAGAATGATAAATGATTATGTAGTTGTTCAACCAGCTCAGGTAGTTAATCTTGGTTTCGTATTAGATGTTCAATACAATAAACAATACTCACCAACCGATTTATCGTCAGCGATTGTAACAAATATCGCTAATATTTTTGATAAATCTAAACTCGCTTTAGGTGATGATGTTTTTTTAGGGACAGTTAAAAACGCTATTATGAATACACCAGGTGTGTTAAACTTAACATCACTTAAAGTATATAATAAAGTAGGTGGTATTTATTCACAAAACACATCAGTTCAAACTGTGGCTTCTGATGGTGAAATACAAATAACAGAAGAGGTAATACTTGCAGATGATAATCAAATCTTACAAATATTAAACCCTTCTATTGATATTGTAGTTAGATTGAAATAATTAGTACATCGTTAATGTAACGTCATCAATTTCCTGTTCAGTCACTTTAGATAATAATCTTAAAGCATCTCTTTGTGATTCTTTAGAAATCCTATAACCTTTTTTGGTGTATTTAATAATTCTATCAAGTAAGGATGCTGGACACTTAACTTCTTTATTTACAATTAACATTTTAAATTTAATACCATTAAAAAATCTATTATCGTATGTTAATTTTCTATTCTTTAAATCAACACCACACATTACACAAGTAAAATCAAATTGATTAATTATTGTTTTAACATCACCAAAAGTATATTTAGATGGATTAATGAATTGAAACTTTTTATTATCAGTATTAGTAAATGTAATAGCGTTGGTGGTACTGTATTTACGAATATTGATAGGTTGGAAAAAATCATCAGTCGTATTATTATTCCTTTTTTTACATAAATCACTCATATCATTAATAGCGGATTTATAATCACTCTCATTTGAAAACCATATATCAAAATCATTTATTTTATCATTTAATACGATAGATGTTAAAGCACCTCCAGCAATTATCGCATTATTTTTTATTAATATATTCGATATTGTTATATCACCTATTTGGTATTCCAAGTTAGAAATAATTTCCAAGTTGGAGTGATTTTGGAATACTTCACTATCTAAATTAATTAAATCAAATATATTTGATTGGTAACTATAATCAGACCTATCCCAAACAATTAAATCCCTATCGTTCGTTAGTTGAACTACAAACTTATTAAATTGACTTGTATATGGTAATTTCTTAGAAAATACTAAGAAAAAAACATTACCTTTTTTAAGGTAGTTGTTCCAAACATTAGTATCGTCAGAAGCGATACACCATTTACTTCCCTTACCATATAATTTCATAGCATCCACACTATGAACCCTTTTTACTAAGAAATCTTCGTTTTCATAAATTGTTGTAGAACCATTATTCTTAATAAAATCCTCCCTCTCGGTTTCAGATTCTAAACTATCAACATAGGATACGAAATCATCTACGGATTTAAAGTTAAAAATATCACGATACTCTATCGGTATTTTATCATTTAATCTTTTATGTTTATTACACATAAAAACAAATGAAGGGTGTAAATCACCACCATTGTAAAGGTTTTTTAACCATTTTTTGTATTTTGAGTCAATTTCTAAAGAAAGTATATCCATTTTTATTTTTGATTATTAAAGTATAAAGTATCGTTAATATAATATTCAGTCGCACTGAATACCGTGTAATTAAGTGTGTCATTGCAAGCAGTATATCTATAATAACTACCACAATTTTCTTTGCTCTGTATGACAAAGAATAATATTGAACTAAATAATATTGTTTTCATATTTTAAGAATAATAAAACATACCCAAAAAAACAAATTGTATTTTTTAATACTAATAATATAACAAAAAAAAAGGGATAATTTCTTATCCCTTTTTTATTAAACCATCTTCATGGCTTCTAAAAATTCACTAGGTAACTCACACGATGCACCCTGACAGCTTGCAGCTCCCATAGTATCCATATTAACATATTCAGGTTGTTTAATTGCTTCATTAAAATCAAAATCTCTTTGTTTTAATTCACGATTAATTCTAACCCATTTATGATATAGATGTAAATCTTTAATACATAATATCATTTCTTTAACATCACCTTTAAAGAATCTTTTAGCGAATTGTTTAGCCCTTCTAATCCAATCTTTCTTGATTAAAGCTTCAACTCTTGTTCCTTGTAATTTCAAATCTCTCTTATTAACATAATCACAAGCTTCCCATAAGTTACCATCAAAAGCGTGTAATCCATCAACAATTAAACCTGAAGCGAAGAAAGCTGCGTCATCATATTTATCGTGTAATTCTTCACCTGATAATACTGATGTGAATGGTGCTTGGTTGAAATCTTTATCACCTGTTAAAGGTAAGAATGATACTGCTGCGAAATCAAATCTATTGTTAAATAAATAATCTTCTACCACATCATAATCCGAATAATCTAATTCAACTGTATTAGAAACTGAATGTCTTAAATATGGTTGAACATTTCTTTCGTGATTTGTTCCATATTCAACCCAATTGTTTTGAATTGTTTTAACCACTTCTAATTGGTTCATACCAACCAAATCTTTCTTGAACTTAGCATTCTTATTAGCAATTACTGGAATGTATGCCACATAATCTGTTTTATTAGCACTCCATACAGATTCTTCAATCAAATATGAATGTTCTTCACTTAAATATTTACCAATTTCAGATTGTTTATTTATTTGCATTACCCTAAAATATCTTGGTGCGTGATCTCCGTGACAACCTGAAGGTGATTTTAATAATACCGAAGCATTTCCTGATGGTTTAACACAAGTTGTTCTTGATGCTGGATTGATACCGATAATTTCAGCTAACTCTTGGTTTATTTTTTTAACTATCTCAGCACCTTTTCTTTGAATTTCAGGATTCATCATAATGTGTGGATTAGCCATCCAACCTGTAAATGAACAACCTAATAAAGCTTCTCTTCTAAAAATAGCTTCTGTTACTTCACCTAAGTATGGAAAATCAGCGTAACCCGCTTGTAATGTTCCTAAGATAGCTAAAGACTCACAAGCATCATAAAACTTTTCTTCTGTTGTACACATACCACCATTACCTTCAGTTAAGTTACACCCTTGAAATCCACTTAAGCCTTCAATTTGTGGGTATAAGCCAATTTCAACACAAGGATTTGTTACTTGATCTTCATCATCTACAAAATAAAAACCTGGTTCACCAAAATCTTTAATTGAAGTAAATATCTTATTGAATTGTTCTTTTGTTGTGGTATTTCTGTTGATTACTGCTGAATTATTAGATCTACCTCTTTGTGGATTTTCATAATACCAATTACCAACCTTAGCATTCATCATTTCATCATCCTCCGGTGAGAATAGACAAATTGTAGCACTTCTTCTAATACCACCCGATAATACCGCATCCGCCATATACATAATAAAGTCATAAGCCATAATAGGTTTCATCGTATTAACACCTTGATTTAAATTTCTTTCAATCAATTCCTCACACTTTAATAATGATTTTCTTAACCCTTCAGGTCCAGGAGCCTTAAATCCACCACTAATCATAGCACCTTCAGGTCTAATTA